CTATCAACCAGATTGTCCGCGTCCAGAAGAACGGCGGCCTCCACTACGGTCTCACCGCCCTTTTCACGACTCTCCTTTCCGTCGTTGTGTACCTTGTGATCTCCCGCTTCTCCCCCGGTGTGAAGAAGCCCATCGCTCCCGTGTACGCTGTCACTCGCTAAACTTTCTTACGTGTGATGATCAGGGTAAATACACCAAAAAATAGAATTATAGAAATCAAGACATATTGTCTCCATCTATACGGATCCTCAAAATCGGGGATGCTTATAGGCGGCGGTAAAACCCCAACTTCTGGTGCAGTATGCTTAGATATTGCTTTAAATTTTCCCGTATTACACTCAATCTGAAATTTCAGAACGTGTTCTTGGTGTCTAAAGTCATATGGAATCATTCTACCCTGACTCATGTAAAAAAACTGTATGTGTAAACTTTTGAGACCTTTTTGTGATCCAGAAAAGAATGTATGTTCGACAGGATCATCCGAAATATAATTTACATAGGGACCGTTAATAAGAATTTGGCCCGTGTAAAATGGTTCTCGAAGGTACACGTCTTTATTAAACGTCTCAGAACCTGTACCTATACGCAATAAAAACGCATTTGGTCCTTCAAGATTTACAGAACCACCCTTGTATGTACCACCATTTGCTGCTATAGTTATATTCTGAGGGGGTAAACCAAATAACTGATGAGGAGTTGTATAGTTGGATGACACTAGGTTAGAAACTGTATCATCTGTTCCCGAAATGTAGCGAGCGTTCACACCATCACCAAATTTTATAACCTTCTCGTTGCTTCCGATATTTGTGTATGTGATAGAGTTTGTATTAGAATTATAGGAAGCACTTATATTTGTCACACTGTCAGTAATAACTTGTGCTAAATCAAAACCATCTTTAAAAGAACGATTTGGTAAGGATATGATAGAACTGTTAATACTAAATGTGTTGTTACGAGGATGAATCAACGTCTGACTGTTTGGTATACGAGCTGAGAGAAGAGTAATTTTTTTAACATCGTAAATTTCATTCTTCAGATCGATCACATAATCATGCGGGTCTGGGTATTTCGAATAGTCGCGTTCGCTACTATCGATTTCTAAAGTATGGACCTCCATTAAAATTTGCGTATAAAATTTTAATGGGTGTTTTGATTTGATATATTTATGATTAATTGATGGTCTTGCTGAAAGGGTTGTTCGCAAGTTGGTTTTTAGCTATATCTAAACCGTTACCCGCCACGCGAGGATTGATATGACCCTTGTAGGGGTTAAGCTCGGTGTACTGATTCTTTTTGTAATGCTGCATCCATCCACCATTGGCACCACCCGTGCGTCCGTCAATGCGAGACTTGTCGTGACGAATCGTGGTAAGAGCACCATGTTGATTAATGGGCTTTTCACGAACATTCATACGACCTGGATTACCAGACCTGTTTGGTTTGGAACGACGCTCATCGGGACGAATACCATAAGCAAACTGCTGATCAACACTGTAACCGGCATTGTCCATAGCCTCACTGTTCAACATGGCAGCGGGTGCCATGGTATAGCCACCATAGAAGTTCGAAATACCAGGAGCTGGATTATTCACATGCATAAACTGAGAATCATGTACATCACCCTTGTTTCGGGTGGGAAGTTGTGGCACAGATTGAGCAGGAATGAAACGCTTACCAGGTGCCTTTTCAAGACCATCGGCACGATGACCAGTTTGAGACCTGTTAGTAGTTCGCATAGCCTTTTGATGAGAAGCACGTGGGACTGCACCACTCATTCCCTGAGCACGACCAAAAACAGGTGGACGACGCTCGGGAAGGTACGCAGTTTTTTCGGGTTGATTGTGAGTTAATTGACCAATTTCCGCTCGTCGACCACCTTTAATGTCGAAGGCGGGACCCGAACGACCGGGTAATGTTGTGAGACGGTAGGCTCCTGTGTTTACGGGGTTTACACGGAAAAGCTGCTGATAACCACCAGCCGACTCAACGTTGGCTCCAACACCTAAACCTGGACCAACGAGTTTCTGTTCGATAGGCGAAAGGTTGTTCATACGACCTTGATCGTAAAGACGTCCACGCATATCTAAAAGCTCTTGGCCACCTGTGCGATTTTGAGGGGCAATAACAGAAAAGGAATCGACTTCAGTCTTCCTATCCTTGAAAGGGTCACTGAACTCGATTTCTTCGAACTCAGTTTCAAATAGTTCTGGCTCCTCTTCGACAACTTTTTTAGGTTGTTCTGGAACTTCGCTAAGTTTTCGACCAGCGTAGATTAGACCGGCAACTGCCATCACAGAAACAGGATCTGCCATTCTTACTTGAAACCAATATTATTTTTACTGTGGTAAATACCTTTGGTTAAACATACTATTTTGGATATAAGCACGTGTGCTGAGAGGTTCATAGGTTCGGGTACGAAGAGGAACCTTGCACGCAGTATTGTTGATAGGGAAGTAACCACTCTCATGGGGAGTAACTACAACCTTGTTGAAACGAGTCGTCGCTTGGGGACGAAGCTGATCACTTACTTCGATAAAACGAGCTGGGGAACCCTTACCCGCCATGTAAGGGGCAGTACCAAAAACCATGGTAGAAGGGCGGCAGCAGTAATTTAATGCACTAGGTTGAGGATAAACGAAAACTTCGTCGTCGGCCCTATTGAGTGGAGGGGCACCACCACCTGAAAGAATGTTCAGTCCTGGCTGGAGCTGATACGCCATATTACTATTACTTGAGAAAATTAAGCTCGTAACCCAGAACCCCTGTGCATACCAGATCGTTTATCACCCGCGGAATCCAGACCTCCAAACGCCTCGAGCTGTACACCCCTCGCATTGGGATCACAATATGTGCTATCGGTCCTGCAAGTAGGACCAAGCTTCTTACCATAACACCATTCAGCGAATCCTGTCTGATCACCAACAGCCGCAGTCACAGGATTGGAAACAAACTGTCGAGCCATAGCATTGGCTTGATACGCGGGTAAAGCCGTCCTGGAGCGACCAGCCATATATTTTGTACGGTTTTCTAAAGAGTTGCTAATTTGGTTTCTAACTGAGGAATGATAACACGCGGAAGGTCGGTCAGGACGATCCACAAAATCAGACAGTAACATATTACCCATAGGATTATCATCCGTGGGCATGACACATGTAGACTCGGCATTTTCTTCAATTACTGTAGGTCGAGCGTGACCCTCCTTAACCATTCCAGAGTTATACATGACGTATAGAACACCTAAAACGGTAGCCGCTAAAACGAAGATTCGGGGGTCACGACGAATGAGATAGATGAAGCACGCGGCGTAGATGATAAATCGTGAAGCGGCATTCACTCGTTCCTCCGCCGTCTGCTTGTTCGTCGGCCAGAACTGCAAAACCTTTTTATGATTAATGAGTTCCTGTGGGTTGTCAAACCAAACCATCATTTATATATGACTGAGTTTATTTTTTCAACATGGAGCTAAACATGTTCATAAGAGCCTTTTCATCGATTTGACCGTCACCATTCTGCATCTTATCGGCACAGTCCTTGGCGACATTTTCGATCACAGAGAGCGTCTCTTGGGGGATTGCAGTAATAGTGGTACCAAGCATGTACAAAGTTTGGAGGTATTGCCAAACAGCGTTCTTGGTACCCTCAGACATCTTATCCTTCCAGTACTCCTCAATGTTCAGGTCCTGAAGAAACTCGATACCCTTAATGTCCTCAAGGAAGAAGCTTTCATCCTTCTGAGTAATCTTTTGGGCATACGCACCTACACCACCCATATAGGCTTCGACACACTTACGAGGATTCGTGGATTTGAGAAGATCGAAGGAAGTCATGAACTTCTTGATTCCCTTCTCATCGGGGAAAGTTTTATGCAATTCCACAAGAAATTGACCCATCATATCATTGAATGCTGATACGGAAGCCATTTTATACTATGTATAATATTTTTATCTTTAACTTAGAAAGGTTCGCTAGAAATGACCTCCCTTTGTGCTAAACCATTCGCTACGATGAAATACACCAGAATGGCATTAAGCACCGCAGGTTTTACGTAGCTGCTGTTAGGGAGTTTATCTTCGTTATTAATCCTGGCCTTCGCGTGAATATATCCCGCAGTAATGAGGGCTGCTATGAGTCCTGCCCACACGGGGTCTCGGAGATAGTCTGAGAGTTCCATTTAATAATAGGCAACTTTTTTTGTTCTCTGGTCAGCAGCATCGTTGAATAAAACATCGTCATCGTCGCCTGTCACATCAGGTCGAGGTTGAGGTTCGGGGTCTGGATCTGGAGATTGGACATTTTGGATTGTTTTGAACTCATTAGCTAACCCAGATGGCTGTGTTGTAGGATCCAGTTCTGGAGAAGGCTCTGGCTCCGTTTCGACAACGGGGGGTTGTTCCGACTCATCTGGTTCTTCAGCTTGGGGTTCCTGGGGCATTTCATTCATATCGTCATACACATCGGGATCTTCCGTATCCGCAGCATGCTCCTCATCGTCGATGTTGATCTGGTTGCCATCGGGTGACATGTATGTCTGCAAAATTTGTTGAACAGGGATTAACTGCTTTACAGTGTTCTCAATGCACACAGAAATACGGGCAGTGAGCTTATCATCCCTGATGTGCTCAGATTGCTCTTCGTGATAAATGTATGGATCCCGATATAATTCCTTGGCAACATTGTCATAACAAGTTTGAATAAAGACCTCGTTGCTAGGAACCTTTAGGGAAATTTTCTTGTTCTCAGCCTTGAGACGAACAGAAGAAAGAATCTTCACGCAGCTAACAAATACAGCGGCGAGTAAATCATTGAACCATGCACAACGTCCGGTGATATTATCACTGTGACGCTTAGACATAGCATTACTCCAGTTTGGAACTTCCTTTAGCAGATTTTGGTATTGTATGAGAACCTTGCGTCCCTTGGACATCTTGTAAGCTTCTTCGTACATTTCAGCAAATACTTCAATCATTGGTGGAGCCATGACCTGGCAAAGAGCTGAAAGGTATTCTTTTTTAGCTTCTACTAGAATTCCAAGTGGTTCAGACATGGTATACTATAGGAAGATACAAAATTTATTATAAGTCCTACGCACCACCGCTCCTGTATTTATTAGCCATCTTTTTCAGGTTTATAAAGGATGGCAAGTCTGTATCATCAGAAGCGATTGTGGAACTTGTTTTAGTAGTACGTTTGGATGAACCCCATGTAACGTAAAGATCTATGGAACTGAGTGTTCGAACATTAAAACCACTTAACTCCAATTGTCTTTTTAGATATGTACAGGCCTGGGAACGGTCATATGTTGGAAATCCAAAAACAACGGCAGGAACTCGTAAGAACACACATTTACCACCTAATTCTACGGTGTGTCTGATCTTTCTACAGAATTGTTCATGGATTTTCTTGTACAACTCCTTTTTATTCTTTTTCCTGTTCATCTCGATACATGCAATATCAGATGCATTGATCATTACAATTACTGTAATTTATTTTTTGCCGCTTGTAACTCAACCCCGGAGATCTCTACTTTCTTTTTAACAAGTTCGTAGTTGAAAAACTCTTTAGCTTGTACATCAGATTGTTCATAGGGTGTAGTATCATTGGGTAGAATGACGTCAATAGGCTGCTTTGTGGATCCAATAACTTCAACCTTAGGCTTAACACGGATATCAACTGTTAGGGTAAACCCAGAGACAAAACTACCCTTGGATATAATCATAAACATGCACCTGTAGAAGTAGTTACCAGTCTTAGGGTGTTCAAACTTCTTAGCGGCGATAGTTTCAATGACATAATTGGGCTTTTTGTACTTTTCAATCACGTGTTTGTTAGTGGCCATGACAAGTTCGTTCATCAAGTCGTGACCTATCTCAGCCTTCTTCTCAACAAATTCATCTACATTGACCATCTGTTCGACTTCAAGTTCCCGCTGGGTTTTTTTTGTGCCAGGGAAAAACAAAATAACCAGAGCAATCACCAACGCGGCGAGTATGTAAACACTGTTCATTATTATATATGCGTTAATTTTTTTCGAGAAATAAATGAAGTATTTATAAGATGTCTCTTCTGGTGTATAGTCCTAACTGTCCTCACAGCATCGATATTATTGAGTATATAAAAAACAATCCGCAGCTTAAGCAGCTTGTTAAATTCCATAATATAAATACCCAGGGAATACCGTATAATTACAAATCTAGTATTACACGAGTTCCCACTATGCTGACTAAAAATGGAAAACTACTAGTTGGTAAGGAAATAAAGAACTGGTTAACATCTCTTTTACCAAATAACACCCTCCAACATCACGAATTTGGTGGGTTTGGGTCTTCTATGACGTCGATCGACGGTAAAGACGATGACGATGGTGTGTTCAATTTAGATAACTATGGAGTATCTTTGCAGCCAGCAATGACTAAAGAACTTGAAGAACGGATTAATCGCAGTGTAAACGAAGCGTATAATAGTATAAAGAGTTAAAACGCGTTTTTATTAGTCATGAAACTTGTAACTATACAGGCTTCAGCTATTAAATCCACATTTGAAGTTCTTAAAGATGTACTCAATGATGTTAACATTTATTTCAACTCAGACGGTGTAACTATCACTAGTTTAGATACTGCACGTGTAGCACTCGTCGATGTATTTTTGGCTGCTGATAACTTTGATGAGTACACATGTGAAACCCCTGTGATAGCGGGTATCAACATTACAAACACTTTCAAACTTCTAAAGACTATTACTAACAATGATGTATTGACTCTTTCTGTATCGAGCAAAGAATTCATGGATATTGAGATTACAAGTGAAGCCAAGAAAACTACGACTAAGTTTCAGCTTAAGCTTCTTGACATTAATGAAAACAGGATAGAAGTCCCTACACAAAATATGACCACGGTTACCACCATGCAATCGGCAGAGTTCCAGCGTATGTGTAGGGACATGTCCAACATTGGAACGACTATTGAAATTATTCGTGATAAGTCGTTTTTGACACTCAAGTGTATGGGAGATTTCGCCAATCAAGACACGACAATCGAGTGTGTCGACGAAAGCCCATACATTTCAGGGTGTTATTCTTTGAAATATATGAATACCTTTACAAAGGCTACAAGCATGTGTTCCACTGTGCAATTAATGCAGGAACCTGATAGTAAATTTCTTATTTTGAAATATAACGTCGCAGACTTAGGAGATCTCAAGTTTTATCTTGCTTCTAAGGTATCTGAAGACTCTTGATCGTGTCTTCGTGAGTAGACACAATCTTTGTCATACCCAAAGCATTAGATATTTTGATCTTGGGCAACTGTTCTTTTAGAACATCTTCATCGTACCTCAAAAAATCATGAATAGATACATCTTCACCGTGGAAATCACTCTTAGGTCCACCATACTTTTTCACTTTTGATGTAATATCACGTACAGGTTTATTATTGAAATCAAGTAAAACGACACTTGTCAAAGGGATATTGAAACTCATCGAGTCCCTGACGGCATATGGCCAACTTACTTCAATATTATTCGTAATAAACTTGTATTGCTTATTATTGTACCAGTATTTGATACGAAGAATCGTGCGACTCACATTTTCAGGAACCTTCTCTCCTACATGTGCGTCATCCGTCACATCTACCCAGTAAAAGTTGAGTATTTTGTCATTCCAATATTTTGATTCTGTATCCCAAAATCCATTTTCGTCGACTGTATATTCCATGTCATGATTTACACAATATTCGAGTTCTTTGCTTTCAATTTTAAAATCAGGTTTGTCAGTAATCCTACGATACATACCGTACAACCATATGATGACACTGCTTAAAAGATTACGTAACATGTATTATTAATGGAAGGTAACTTTTTAAGTAGATACAAGAATAAACTTGATAATTGGACACGTCTAATAGAAGAAGAACCTCACAATAAGAAACGTTATGAGTCAGAGATGAGTGACTACATCATAAAATGTATGCCTTACATGAAACTATATATAGAAGAAGGGAAGAAACAGACCAGTACAGATAATGTATTCAACGCAGTAGAGACAAATGGTATTCAGAGAAAGGACATTTTTACAGACTATTTGATAGATGTAGAAAAGAAGAACATATATAGACACATACAGAAAGAAGAGGAAAAATGTGAATACTGTGAATACAGTAACATTGTTTATTTTCATGATACAAGTGAGGCTGTATGTGATTCATGTGGATTAGTTGTTTCTATTCTTACAAATGAAGAACCTACATATAAGGAAGAGCAAGAATTGTTTGAGAAGATTATCAACTACTCATACAAACGTGAAAATCATTTCAACGAATGGCTCTCACAATTCCAAGCACAAGAGATGACTACAATACCCGAAGAGGTCATAGAACAATTACGTGCAGAATTGAAAAAGATGAAGATCAAAAATGTAGAGGATATTACACACGCTAAAATTAGAGGACTTTTAAAGAAACTGAAATGGAACAAATATTATGAGCATGTACCTTACATAACTAACATACTAAATGGCATCAAGCCACCAAATATGCCACAAGAATTAGAGGAACGGTTACGAATCATGTTCAAGGATATTCAAAAACCATTCGATGATAACTGTCCTAAGGATCGTAAGAACTTTTTGAGTTACTCATTTGTTTTGTACAAATTCTGTGAGCTTCTCAGTGAAGATTCATACTTGAAATACTTTCCTTTGTTAAAATCGAAAGATAAGTTGTATCAACAAGATGTCATATGGAAAAAGATTTGTGCGGCTAATAGGTGGGAGTTTATTCCAACGGTTTGACGATCTTTCTCACTTCAACTTCTCTCCCAGAAAAGGGAGGGAAGTTAATGAGATAAGCACATTGTAAACCTGTTAGAGATAGGTAGTTCAATGCTTGTGTCTCAGATTGATCTGTGAGTGTCTTTATTGTCTTAAATTCAAGTACCTTTTCATTATTGACAATAATGTCGGCTCGAAGATTACCTATGATATGACCCTCAAATGGTATAGGCACTATCCTTTCGGACTCATAGGGAATACCATTCTTTCGTAGAAGAACTTCCATAGCGTTGTGATACACACGCTCACTGTACCCAGGCCCAAGAGTTGTATAAATTTTAGTGGCCAAGGCTTCGATGTCCATTAAAATTCATAATAGCCATTCCTTTATATCAAAGGTATATCTTATATGGAACTACACAATTGTAGCGGCGATGAATTTTGACCGTTTGGTCATTTAAATACTCTACAAGTTTTTCTATTAGGTCCTTGATTTCGGTGTACTTCGTCTTATCTAACATGTATTGACGAAGTAGATCACCCCCCGTATCTATAAACATTTGGTGAATATTTCGGATGTCTCTGTTTTTCTCTCGCAGTTTGTCTCTGCGTTGGAGTTCTGTTTTAAACCTGGTTTCAGATATATCGTTTAACATATAATTTACCCGCAACCACAAATTATCATTGTCGTATATCTCATCATAACGATAATTTAAATCTCGTGCCAAGTCTGCAATTATTCTCCTTATGCGGTACATGAAAGAATTATGTTGTAGTTCATAGAAGTCAGGTACACCCCCGCACGGTATATCACCATGCTCTCGACTTGTAAAGTGTTTATTTTTGAACTCCATGTAATGAGGATTATGTATTCTACCAGTTTCTATTCGCCCAGTTGTCCAGCTAAAAGCGGTATGACACTCTGTACACCACATCTGTGCACAACCATCTATTTTATAAATCATAGTCCCACATTTAGGACATGGTTTAGTGTCCCGCTTTAAGAGTTTCATAGTCTTTACAGAGTCTGGATTACACGTATGATCTTCTTCTTTCAACTCGTTACATTTATTACAAAACGTATTTTGACACAAACCACAATACCAATTTTCGTCGATGAACCCTTTACAATCTTCTTTTGGACATTTTCTAGTCAACTTAGACTGTGATACAACAACATGTGTTCTCCTACGCAATCTATTAAGTTCTGCAAACGATTGTGTCATTTCATTGTTTAACTGTATCAGTTCTGGAAGACTTCTACGTTGTTCCATAGTAAGACCCTGTGAAGTATACCTATTATGTAGTTGTATGAGATGTATACGATGTTCATCTATACGTCTGTTCAAATTACGCATTTGAACTATTCTCTCAACTTCGGGTTGTGTCTCAGGCATCCGAACCTTCTCCCTATCAAATAATACATTCTCCCTATGTGTTTTATACAAATTGTTCCTAAAATGTCGTGTACAAAAACTATCTACAAATTCCCTATTCCATAGGTTTTTACATTTAAAACAATGTGGATCTTCCATAGACGATAATAAATATGTCTGACAACAGGTCTTACATGCAGACAAGTCACAAAAAGGACAGGTAACTTTTTTGTGATTTGTCTTGTTAAATGAATCACAACATACACCACAAATGTCCATTAATTAAAGATTGAGCTTAAGTCTTTAACTATTTATTTGAAAGCAACTCCTGAGCGTTGTTGTATGCCTTCAAAACCTGGCCCATGGTTGTGGCTCTTTGAATACGACTAACGAAAACTTTCTTTTTGTTTGTCGGTATCTTAAAGGTTCGGGCGTTAATTAACGCCTGATATCTAGATTTGTTCGCCCGAGTCGCCTTCTTTTCAGCATTTCTACGAAGTTTCTCTTTGGCTGATTCAGCTGCCTGTTCAGCCGCTTTTCTTGTAAGTGCTTTGTTGGCTAGTTTTAGTATATTGTTCGCTGCATTTAGCTGCCTTTTTACAGTATTGGCCTCTTTCTTTTTAGCTTCCCTTTCAGCTTTACGTTTAGCCGCGAGTTCCGCTTCCTTCTTCCTTTGAGCTTCCTTAGCCTCTTCTTTCAGTTTCTTTTCTTTTGCTAATTGATTCTGTATATCCTTATTCTTTTTTATAGCTTCATTTCTGATAGCTGTCATCTTGTTAAGATTCTGATTTTGGAAAGCCTTATTGAGACGAGATTCGAAAGCTTTTTTATTGGTTTTGGATATTTTCTTAAGACTTCCAATAGCAGATTTCATAGCATTTTTATTTGCTGCTGAAACCTTTGGTTTATTAGTTGAGTTCTTATTTTCAAATACTTGTACTGGTCTGTTATTAGGATCAAATAAAGGAGATGAAATCATCATTGGTTTAGATACCTTAGCAGGTGGTGGTGGAACGTTATTATTGGTGTTAGAGTTGTTATTATAAATTTCGTTCACAACAGTAATCTTGGTGGGTTTCTTGGCGACCTGAATTTTGCGTTTCTTTTCAACTCGGTTACTCGCATTTACAAATGAGTTTAGAACTTTACGCTTTTTCGTAGCTTCGATCTTTCGTTTCTTTTCAACTCTATCACTGGCATTTACAAACGAGTTGAGTGTCTTTCTTTTTCTATTGTTATTTAGTCTACGTTTCTTTTCAACCCGACGAGTAGCATTGACAAGAGAGTTAAGGACTTTACGCTTTTTCGCTTGAGTCTTTTTTTCTTCCTCTTTACGGGCCTTATCATCTGCTTCCTTTCGAGCCTTTTCCTCGGCTTCACGCTTTTTCTCCTCCGCTTTACGAGCTTTTTCTTCTTCCTTACGGGCCTTCTCATTTGCTTCCTTGCGGGCCTTTTCCTCGGCTTCACGCCTCTTTTCCTCCTCCTTACGGGCCTTCTCATTTGCTTCCTTGCGGGCCTTTTCTTCAGCTTCACGCCTCTTTTCCTCCTCCTTACGGGCCTTTTCCTCGGCTTCACGCTGTTTGGCACGTGCCTTATTATTTTCTTCTTTTTGCTTTGCACGTTCATTGGCACGTTTCTTTTCTTCCGCTTCGTTAATTAAGCGTTGTTTATTACGCCTTTCTCTTTCGGCGTTACGCTCTTCTTGTTCAGCTTTATTTCTTTTCTTTTTCTCTTCTTCGGCCTCTCTGGCTTTCCTTTCCTTCTTTTCACGCTCTTCTTCTTTTCTTATAGCGGCCTTCCTTCTTTCTTCCTCTCGCTCATCCTGACGACGTTTGCGTTCTTTGTTAATGGCCCTGTTAACATTCACCTTTTTAAGTTTAAGATTAAGCTCTGCACTCCTGGCCCTCTCTCTACGTTTTTTATTCTCTTCTGCTTCTCTCCGTTTACGCTCGCGTTCCTCTATTTTTCGACGAAGAGTTTTTTCTT